CAAACGCACTATACAGAACCATTTGAGGGGGAACGATGGACTGCGATTTATTATTGAAAAATGATATATATGATTATATGATTATATGATATAGAATGATGATTGTACCTTATGTAATAGAGTGTGTTATTCTCTATATTTGGTATAGAAATAGAATCTTACCAGTTAAAAGAATATACAAGTATTTAATATAGAATGTTTTTTTATATTTTGATTATATTGATAATCATTTCAAGTCTGTATAATAACACTATGGTATTTGGTCCAAGTCCTTATCTAAAAGGGTAAAAGATAAATACAATTAGGAAGTTAAGGAAGTTATAAGTAAAAGATAGTATAAAGTAAGGAGATTGTAGTAAGGGTTTTAAAAAGGTAAAAAGGTAAAGGGTTTTTCAAGGCAAAAAATAAAAAGTATATGAGGAAGAAATATCTTATAGACTTTTGAAAAATTGGGGCAAATATCCTTTTACCTTTTTACCTTTTTTTAAAATAAGGAGATTTCAGTAATAAAATAATAATAACTAAATAGAAATTAGGAGAATTGAGTTAAACCCCTAAAATATCGTTAGTCTTTTACCTAAATGTACCTTTTCAAGATATTACTTAATAATAGACATTTATCTTATTAGAGATAAGACGACTGCCTTAATAAAAAATAAAATGTGTATATCTATACAACGATTAATTACCTAATCTTAAAATGATAAAATATAAAATAATTAGTTTATTCATGCGTGATTTGAAAATTGATAACCGATTTATATATTTACAAATCTTAAATCAAATTTTTATTTTACGTACATCTCATTTTTGTTAATGTGCGATTTGAAAATTGATAACCGATTTATATATTTACAAATCTTAAATCAAATTTTTATTTTACGTACATCTCATTTTTGTTAATGTGCGATCTGAAAATTGATAACCGATTTATATATTTACAAATCTTAAATCAAATTTTTTTTTGATGACCGATTGAAATCCCCATTTTGATCCCCCATTTTAATCCCCCATTTTAATCCCCAGTTTTATCCCCAGTTTTATCCCAAATCAGCACTTAAAGAATTAGCACTTAAAGCGAATTGACCCCCCAGTTTTATCCCCAGTTTTATCCCAAATCAGCACTTAAAGAATTAACACTTAAAGAGAACTGAACCCCCCCAGTTTTATCCCTAATTAGCATACTTAAAGAATTAGCACTTAAAGACAGCGATTTACCCTCCATTTTAAAGATGGCGGTTAGTTTTATCCAGTCGTGGAATAGAATTATAATTCTATTCCACGACTGGATAAAACTAACCGCCATCTTTAAAATGGAGGGTAAATCGCTGTCTTTAAGTGCTAATTCTTTAAGTATGCTAATTAGGGATAAAACTGGGGGGGTTCAGTTCTCTTTAAGTGTTAATTCTTTAAGTGCTGATTTGGGATAAAACTGGGGATAAAACTGGGGGGTCAATTCGCTTTAAGTGCTAATTCTTTAAGTGCTGATTTGGGATAAAACTGGGGATAAAACTGGGGATTAAAATGGGGGATTAAAATGGGGGATCAAAATGGGGATTTCAATCGGTCATCAAAAAAAAATTTGATTTAAGATTTGTAAATATATAAATCGGTTATCAATTTTCAGATCGCACATTAACAAAAATGAGATGTACGTAAAATAAAAATTTGATTTAAGATTTGTAAATATATAAATCGGTTATCAATTTTCAAATCGCACATTAACAAAAATGAGATGTACGTAAAATAAAAATTTGATTTAAGATTTGTAAATATATAAATCGGTTATCAATTTTCAAATCACGCATGAATAAACTAATTATTTTATATTTTATCATTTTAAGATTAGGTAATTAATCGTTGTATAGATATACACATTTTATTTTTTATTAAGGCAGTCGTCTTATCTCTAATAAGATAAATGTCTATTATTAAGTAATATCTTGAAAAGGTACATTTAGGTAAAAGACTAACGATATTTTAGGGGTTTAACTCAATTCTCCTAATTTCTATTTAGTTATTATTATTTTATTACTGAAATCTCCTTATTTTAAAAAAAGGTAAAAAGGTAAAAGGATATTTGCCCCAATTTTTCAAAAGTCTATAAGATATTTCTTCCTCATATACTTTTTATTTTTTGCCTTGAAAAACCCTTTACCTTTTTACCTTTTTAAAACCCTTACTACAATCTCCTTACTTTATACTATCTTTTACTTATAACTTCCTTAACTTCCTAATTGTATTTATCTTTTACCCTTTTAGATAAGGACTTGGACCAAATACCATAGTGTTATTATACAGACTTGAAATGATTATCAATATAATCAAAATATAAAAAAACATTCTATATTAAATACTTGTATATTCTTTTAACTGGTAAGATTCTATTTCTATACCAAATATAGAGAATAACACACTCTATTACATAAGGTACAATCATCATTCTATATCATATAATCATATAATCATATATATCATTTTTCAATAATAAATCGCAGTCCATCGTTCCCCCTCAAATGGTTCTGTATAGTGCGTTTGTTTCACACCATCAAAATATAAAGGTGTCCTATTTATATCATGTAGTTTAAAATTTCCGTCGTTTTGTTCTACGTACAATCCACCACCTGTATAGTCCCCAAATCCAATTATTAATGATGTCCCTGAATTGTTCCTAACGATAAAATCTATTAATGTAATCTTCTGCCTCTGCTTCACTATCATAATATTCGTCTTCATCAAAGTAAATTCGTCTCATCACATAGTTCAACTGCTTTTTAGTTGGACCAAACGAGTTAATACACATCATAGTCTGTTCTTCCTCTTTAACATATCCTAATAAATACCATAGATATTCTAACATTAATATACTAATACATTTTATAACTCGTTAAAATTTAAGAATTAAAATGTAATACTATATTAATGAATCAATCTCTTTGCTCGTGTGGTGTTCTCATTTCTAATAACAATAGACTACATATTAAATCAAAAATACACAAACAACAACTCAAAAATAAACTACATAATGAATTACTAAATAGACAGACAGATTTTACAAGTATCCGTCTTATCTTGAAACAGCAAAATAATCCTAAACTAACTTTTTATAAAACCAATACTCGTGTTATTGTTTCTTTTTAATAATGTCCGTAAATCTCTTTTCTAAATGCTTCTGCTTCAAGTTTAGTTTTAAAGCATTTGGACTTTTGACTATTTAATCCATGCTCTCCTGCGATACTATAATAAACCCTATGTGAAATTGTTCCACTTTTATTATTGACTGGTAAAATAGACCCTTTTCTATTTAATACCTTAACTTGATTAATACTATTTTCACTATGTGATGCCCACCGAAGATTTTCAACACGATTATCTGCTCTATTTCTATTGATGTGATCTACGGAAGGTTTATTATCTATATTAGGTATAAAGTGTAAAGCAACAAGTCGGTGAATTCTATAACTTTTCTTTTTTTTATCTTTATACAAATTAACATATTTATATCCCTTTACCGACCAAGTTTTCAAATATTTATTACTTCTACAACTCAAAACATCACCATTTCTGTTAATCTTATAAAGTCCTTCGTATCCAATAATATCAACAAATTCCATTTTCACTATCAATCTAAATTTTAAATATAAATCAAATTTATTGTTTCTTTTTAATAATATCTTCTTCGGTAATATCACTATTATTTGCTATTTCACCACTATACAATCCATCCCATTTCTGCCTATATCGTAATTCTTTCTTTATCGTGGTATTGTCTATTACCATAAAGTTATACTTTTTACTTAAAATAGTATTGTATAGTCGTTGGAATTCACCTTTCGGTAAATCACTTCCTAAATCAGCACTTAACGATGATAATTCCCTTTTGTTATAACTTTGAAATAATATGATATGACTACAATTCAGTTTAATGTCCCTACTACATTTAAAGTAAAGCTGGGTTAGGAAAATAATTGACGTGCTACTATGTCTCCCTCTTACGAAAAGGTCGCTAATCCTATCCATTTCTTTTTTAGACGACACGGCAAAATCATCTATAATGATTAGATTTCTATACGATTTATCCAAGTCTTCCACCTTCGGTAGTTTATCAAGGGTATTCTCCCACGCTTCAAGAATTTTAATATTTAAGTTAGACTTTTTAAAAGAATCTTCTATATTAGTTAAATGATTATGTAAAAATAGATATTTGGATTGTTCCAAATGACGACTAAAACAATATATCTTGTCCCATACTAATTGCTTCAACAACATAACACTTAATAGATTAGATTTACCAGCACCGGAAGTACCACAGATTAGAATTCGTGAGGGGTGTTTCGGTAGTAAGAAATGAAGTTGATTCCGTGTTTCATCGTCGTAGTCTTCATCTTTTTCTACAATATCATCCATGTTGTCTATTGCTAAAATGTCTTTATTCATATAAAATATTACAATATTTTTATTTTGTAATATTAATATATAATGAATTCAAAAAAATTAGTTGAAAATCCATTTTTTACTATTAAGTCACCAGAGGAATATAGACAACTATCAGTTGCTTTATCCTATGCTCGTGGTCGGTTGAGTGATAAGATAAAGGCAGAAAAATTAGAACGATACAAATTAATTAAAGGAACAATTACCGAACAACTAATTAAACGTGAAGCACTACGACAACTTGCCGAGTTTGATAATTTTTTAAGTAAAAATGTTTTAGACGAACTACTAGAAAATAATGAAGCACAGGAACAACAACAGATTAATGCGAATGTTGTTGAAATAGCACCGGTTGGTGGAATTGTTATACCCCCCGCACCGGTAGAAGTAGAACCCCCCGCACCAGTTGAAGTAGAAGCACCCGCACAAGTACAAGAAGAACCACCCGCACCAGTAGAAGAAGAAGAACCCCCCGCACAAGCAGAAGAAGAAGCACCCGCACCACGAAAACCTAAAATTATATTTAAGAAAAAACAAGTAGAAGTAGAAGAAGAAAAAGCACCCGCACCAGTAGAAGAAGAAGAACTAGAATTAGAACCAATTGTTATTATATTTAATGACAAGGTTTTAGAAGGTACTCGTGCGAAGAAAAGAGAGTTTGATAAACAAAAGAAATTTGCGAAAAATTCGTTAGATGAAAGTATTGAAAAAAGACTATCTACATTAAAAAATATTAAAAACAAAATTGGATTAAGTGCTGGTGCGGAACAATTTATAGATAAAAACATCGTTATTTTAGAGAATGAATTAAAATATAGAGCAGAAAACGCACCCCGCACTAATCCCGAGTTATTGAGTAAAATACAAAAGGCTGGGTTTAAAGTATATGTTAATGCGGGTGAATTAAAGTTAGCAGATTCACGACTCATTTATGATATGATAATGGACGAAGCAAATCGTACCGAAGTTAGAAAAGCAATCAACGATGCTTATACGAGAAACACAGGCAAACTACCAAAAGGCAAAATTACAAAAGGGTTTGGATTAGAAAAAACAAACAAAATTAAACTCATGATAGGAAGTGCTATGGCAGGTAATAATAACAAAAATCTATTGCGTAAAATTAGATAATTTAATTGATTCGTTTGTTTTGATAAACTTTTTTGTAAAGTTATTATAATGGAATACGGAAACTTTGAAGAGATAGAAGATGATGATGATTTAACCGATTTAAGAATATCCATATTAGAGGAAAAATTACACGAAACCGAAAAACTAATTATTGAACTTCGTGAGTTTATACTCATACTTGCTACAAGGTTAAATGAAAATCAATAATATAATATAAATCTATGTTTATATTATATTATGAGTAATATTTTTAATGATAGACAAACGAGCGGAATTACCGAGAGAACACAAAACTTTCAAGACCTAAATATTACACAAAATAGTATACCAGTTCTTGGTATAGGTGATAGTGTATCTCGGCAAATAGCAGGACAGGCAGGTTTAGACTTAATATCAAAAGACACATTAGACCAAGTTAAAGATTCAGTATTAGGTAATAGATTAAAGAATTTAAGCACCGCTACTATTACAACCGAGAGTGTCCCAACTATAAACGGAGATACGATCAATTCCACACCTGTATCCACAGCAGGTAAAAACCTATTGAATATTACAAGTATAGCAGATTTACGAAGTCAAATATTAGAAAATGATGGAGAGGAAGCAATTAGATTAACAGCGGGAGATGGTAATGAATTAAACTTTTACACAAATGGGACAACGGCAAGTGAGTTAAGACTACAAATTACAGATGCTACTACTACTATAAATAACACAATTGAAGCAGATGATATTAAGGTTGATAATTCTAATAAAATAATTTGTAATACCTATGGATATAGAGATGATAATACAAATCCAACCTACTTATCTTTTGACTCGCAACACGCACATATAACAGCACCAAGTGGTCTTATGTTAAATGGTAGTTTCAATATTACAAATGGAAATCACGGAGAAATTACGACTACTAATGGAAATAAGAATCTATACTATAAAACACACGGCACAGGCACACATACTTTTTATGTTAATACCACGACCCAAGTATTAGAATTAGACAACACAGACACCACCATTTCATCTACTAATTTAAAAACAAATAATATTGTTAGCAATACCGATAATACATATAGCATAGGAACATCAACTAATAAATATGTTAAAATATACGGAGATGAAGTAATAGGAAGATACTTGCGAAGTAATTATGATACTATACTTAACACATTTAACGAGATAGAGCAATTTTATAGATCATTCCCAACACCAATAGATATAATGAATTTTACATTTAGTAAAACAGAATTAACAAGTGGAAATACCTTAATGTCAATAGATGGGGTCGCTGATAAAGTTATTACCTATGCTAAATTAGAATTACACGATGATTTATTGTTAAATAGCAATATTGATTTAGCATCATTAACTACACCATTTTTAAATGGTTATATGGAGAATTTATATGTTAGAGAGAATAGAGTGTTTGGTGGATTTGGTGCTGGTGCTGGTGCTTATATAGATTTACGACCAACAAATTATACTACAACAGCACAAGCACTATACAATTGCCCACCGATATATTTTAATAATGGGGACGTGACGATTTCTACAAACCAAAGTGATTTAAGAAAAAGTGCGATTATAGGCAGTCCCATTAGTGCTTATTTACCAAGTGGAGAATTAAATACTAATTCAAGAAATAATATCGTATTTTGTTGTAGAACGCTTGGAGATAATCAAGTTGTAGATATAACCGATGAAAAATTCCGTGTAGGGCAACTTGCGAATTACTCATCTGTGGATATTTTACCACGAGGGACTTGTAATTTAGGTAAATCAACCGAAAGATGGAACTACGTTCATACTGATAATTTAGCAGTAGTTGATACTATCAATTCAGGGACTATTTTTAGTGGAACAATTAAAAATCAATCTTATAAGGGAACAGAAGATACACGATTTGCTGGGACAACTGCTTATGTAGATTTGCGTGGTGTAGATTATGATGTTGATGGTGAGGGGACAAACACACCACCAATCTATTTTAATACTGGATATAATGCTGTTTTCGGTGATTATAGTCTCACAAGAAAATCTATGATTATAGGGAGTGGAGTATCATTACCAACTGGTGAAACTAATTCATTTTCAAGAAATAATATCGTGTTTTGTGTTAATAATGATAGTGATAATACAATATCAGTATCTACGAGTGATGAACGTTTTAGAATAGGGCAAGTAGCAAATTACACATCTGTTAATATTTTACCACGAAATGCGAGTTGTGATTTGGGAAGTAGTGCTTCAAAATTTAACATCGTATATCCAACTAAGATTGATTTTTTGTCGTCATTAGGAGATAAAATTTTATTATATGGAACATCATATAAGATAGGAATGTCCCAAAATTCAATTGATTATACTACTGACAATACACACGCATTCAAAGTTGGAAACACACAGAAAATGAGAATTGCTGGAAATATTGTAGCATCTACAAATGTTATCCCAAATAGTGACAACACGTATGATTTAGGTAATTCCAATAACAAGTGGAAAGAAATTTATGCTGGAAATAATGTTATTAACACAAGTGATAGAACACAGAAAAAAGAAATAGATTATCAAAATATAGACCAATACGCAGATGAATTATTAAAATTAAAACCTTGCTCTTACAAGTTTATTGACGGGACGAGTAATAGACCGCATACAGGTTTAGTAGCACAAGATTTAGAAGGAACTATGTTTGAATTATCTGGTGCTTACATAAAAGATAGAAAAAAGAAAACAATAATAGAAGATGGTATTACAAAGGAAGTTGATGACGAAGGATTTAACTATGGATTGCGTTATGGTGAATTGATTAGTCCTATGTTAAGATTATTACAGAAACAACAGGAACAAATACAGAAACAAGAAGAACAAATACAGAAACAACAAGAACAAATAAATCAACTAATAAAAAAAGTTGAATTATTGGAAAAAGATGAACCTATTGATAATTTAAGTTTTATTTAATTTGATTGTTTAGTGAGTTTATTTACAAGAGTCACAACTCGTTTTACTTTACTTTCTAATTTAGTTATACGCTGACCTAATTCGTAATTTTCACTTTGTAATTTAGCAACCATATCAAATCCGTCGCTCTCACCATCACTATCACCATGATGATGCTTATTTTCTAATTTTTCTAATCTAACTAATATATCATCTAAATTAGTTTGATTATCATTATCATTACTGCTAATAACTTCTTCAACCGATTCCACGATATTAGCACCAGCACTAATAAGACGCTCTAATTTCATTATTCTTTCAAAAATACTACCAAACATATTATTATCTCGTGGGTCTTCTCTCGGCACTTCAACAACATTTACATCATCAGGTATGTTTGCTTTTCTATTCCGTGCTAATTCTTGAATTGATTTAATAATTAGTGGGATAAAATCTAAATAATTAACACCTAAATAACCATTTTCTCTCTCATGAACAATACCATATTCATCACTAAATAGGGTTTGTATCTGCTGGGCAATCATACCAAATCTAATCTTATTAGGGTGTGATTTATATCTATACATTTTTGTATCTATTTTCAAAATACTACCAAGAGCAGATGGAATCGGTTTTATATCTGTTTTCAATCTCTCATCTGATACTTGAATAGAATTGTTATGATAAATATTAGATATGAAAGCATTACGAAACCATCTATCACCACCTTCTGTATTATTTCCAGTATCACCAGCATCACTACCTAAATCTAATGTATCATTAGCATTAGGCACAATATTAACATAGGTTGTATGGTTGCTATTGTCTAATTCCAATTTTAGAGTACTTGTATCGTATCCAGGATAATTAGCAATATTTCCATCACCATCATAGGTGTCATACCCAACATAAAATCTTAATTTTTGTTTTTGCCACGCATCTCCAGAATAAAACCCAGATTCAATTTTCGCAGTTGCCCTTGGTTGAACATCAGCGTTTGCCACAAAAGTTCCCCAGTATGTTATACCAGATTTTAATCCAATTGTAGTATTAACTGGATTTTCCGCTTTCGGTTTTAAATTTAAATCTTGATTAACATTTTCTGCTAATTTTTCAATATTATCTACATAAATAGTGCTATAACCAAGTGGGGATTGGTTATTTGCGATGATCTGTATATCAGCGTCACTATTTAAACTTAATAGGGTATTTTGAGCATAGTAGGATATAGGTCGACTGATTGATTGGTTGTTGCTTTGTAATACGGCAACGCTGTCCTGTGTAATATTTAGGTCTTGTATATTTTGTAATCTACCACCTACCAACGCCGACGTTGTTGAATCGTTAAAAATATTCATTATAATATAGATTAATATTAAATTTTACAAATTAAAATAATGTTCTATAATATAATATAATATGACTACGTGGATACAAGCATTAAAAATATGGAATGATAAACGAGAAGGAAAATACATGATTCCTCGCAAAGGAACAGAAGAACACGCACAAGTAATGTCTATTATGAAAGGGCAACAAAACGGAAAGGGTTTACGTCAAGTAGGAGAAGGTCATTCTTATAATGGAAAACAAAAGGCATTTTTAAAAGCATTAGAAGGTGAGAAGAAATCAAGTAGAAAAAACAAAGCAAGGGACGCACGAGTAATGAGACGATATAAAAAAATAGTAAAGGGTGGTAATTTAGCAAAACTCGCAGTAGAAAACCCTGAATTATTATATAACCTAGGAAAACTTGCGTACAACGTCCAAGAAGCACCTAAATTAGAAGATGGGAAATTACAAGTTCCAAAAACACCACTAGAGAACCTATGGTCTTCTATATTCGGTTAATATAAACACATTTTACAAAATCCTAATATATTATGTTATTATAATGGATTACCTAACGAAAGTAGATTTACTATTTTTATTAGAAGAATTAGAAAATAGACGACAACGAAAATTAAAGATTATTAAAAAATACCACAATTCAAAGAAAGGACAGACCGCATTAAAACGAGCAACGCAAAAATACTATTCCAAAATAAAAACTCAAATATTCACGTGTACGTTATGTAATAAATCCGTTAAAATGCCCTGCCGATATAGTCATTTACGAAGTAAGAAGCACGTTCATTTATTAAGTAATTCAACTTAATATTAATAAGACTATTGCCTTATTAAGATTAAATCTAAATCTGTTTTGACTAACTTTTACAAAAGTTTTAACACACCAAAATATCGTCTTCACTACGGATTAACATTTCTTTTTTAAAATCATAGTAGAATGGTTTAAAAACCTTTTTACTAAATAGACTATACAACATTCCATTTTCATTTAAGATGTATTCGGTAATTCGTCTATCAAACCTATCTAAAATAATTCCTTTGTCGTTTTTAAATTCGTCTGGAACTCTATCGTCCATATAGTATCGGTGTGTACCACATTCTATCTTGTTTCTGTTGTAAATTTTCCCCTCGTATATTCCAAATTCCCAACTCGTGGATGCCGTATTATCCCATATTTGGACTTTTTTTAAATTGCTATAAGGTGGTATATTGGTGTTCTCCTTGAATATTTTAACGGAATATGTAAATGGTGTGTATTCCAATGTGGTTTGACTGATTTTTTCAAAAGTCGTTTGGTTTGCCTCTACAAATTTTTTATGTTTCTTGGTGGTTAAGTGCCTTGTCATATTAACAGGTTTTGCCCCACAAACACAAGTTCCATTTTTACCCACATTCGTAATTCGTAAAATTCTTAATATTTTACTTAACTCCGTCCGTATATCTTCCATAAAATCATAACAATCATTTACTTTACAGAATTCAATTAAATCGGTTAGTAAATCAATTAGAAAATCCTTGTCATGGATTGATGTCTTTTCTAAATTTACTTTTATGATATTATCCAGTTGTTTGAATTTACCGATGATTCTTGGTTGTTTTGTGTTGTTCGTTCTATAACAATTGTATATTTTATCAAGAGTTTCCATTTTATAATATAGTATATTGTCTAATCTTTAAGTAAAAGGTTTTTTTAAAAATAACATATTACCTTTTAACACTAAATCATTTTAGGTAAAAGACTAACGATATTTTACGAGTTTAACTCAATTCTCCTAATTTCTATTTAGTTAGTATTATTTTATTACTGAATTCTCCTTATTTTAAAAAAAGGTATTAGGTAAAAGGATATTTGCCCCAATTTTACAAAAGTATTTGAGATTTTTTTTCCCCACATACTTTTCATTTTTTGCCTTCAAAAACCCTTTACCTTTTTACCTTTTTAAAACCCTTACTACATTCTCCTTACTTTATACTATCTTTTACTTCTAACTTCCTTAACTTCCTAATTGTATTAATCTTTTACCTTTTTTAGATTATAGATTATAGATTATAGATTAACAACTTTTCAAAAAAGTTTATAAAACGATAATGTAAAACATATTTAAAAATTTGATTATATTCGTTTGAATAGTAGATATATTTTAGAAAGTTATAATATAATGAGTTTAGAAATACGCCCACTAAACAAGGTTGTTGAATTATTAAATGAGTATGCTTTTGATATAGTACAATCAAAATTAGTAGAGGATTTACGGATTCGTTTTGGTTATTATAATGTAGAAACCGACCGAGATGACATTATAATAAAATTAGGTTTTGAGAGTTCTTACGAGTTCTTTATCAACAATATTGATTATATTAGTGAAGAAACAGAAAACAGAGGATTTACGATTAATGATTTCAATATAGATGGTACAGATTTACAATTAAATGATTTTGTTGTGTTTAGTCCTATCTATAATTTTGATTTTAAGACCCAGTTTTTAGATCACGACCAGTTCTCAAACAAAAGGGAATATAAATCCTATATCATAGACCTATTGAAAGAATATGTATTTTAACTTTTCAAAAAAGTTTATAAAACGAATTAGTCAAAACATCTTAAATATATTCCTATAATAATATGAATAACATATTTCAAATCTTCTATCAGTTTGACAAACCATTAGAGGAGTTCCCCATATTTTTAAAATCAATAGAAAAGTGGAAGAACTATGTTAGTATTTACGGAGGAAATTACAAACTTTACCTACAAAGTGATTGTGAAAGAATAATAGACAATAGTAAATATGCGGATTTTTATTATAATTTACCCCTGTGGTCTAAAATGGAATTCATGCGTTATGTGATTATAGAACAAACCACAAACTCTATGTATATTGATTTGGATATTGTCCCTAACCACTACGAAAAGTTTAATGAACTACAACAAGGAAAATATCTATTTGGTATGTGGAACACAGGTGTCGGGGTGGTCGTCTTATCTAATAGTATTATTGGACTACGTGATAATTCAATCATTAGTGGATTTATTGAATATGCTATGAAACAACACGAACGTATGAATTTGATGCCGATTTACGGAACTTGGAAGATTAGAAAAATGAAACGTGGTGTGGGGGTGAATGCCTTCCAAAAGTATTTTAAAAAAGAATACTCAGTAAATACCGATTTGTCCTATTGTATAAAGGATTATGCCTGTAAATCGTGGTTAGTAGAAAAGAACAGAGATTTATTATATAACGTTTAGGATTTTACAATTTACCAAAGTAAGTCATAACACCCATACCACGACTAATATTACTTATTCCACAATCGCTATGTTTGAATAAAGGTGGATAGTGGAATTTTGTAATTAACTTTTGTTTTGATAATTGACTATCAATCGTGGTAAGTGTTTTAGCGGATTTCAATTTATCCACTATGTCTTGTGCGTGTTTCCATTTTGGAATGTAAATGCCCCACGTGCCTACGATGCGGAACTTATCCCAGTCTATTTCTTGAATCCCAGTTGTTAGTTGTAAATCGGTTTTCAGTTTCATAACCCATTCTTTATTTTTCTTTACGTAGTTCGTAGGGTGGTGGAATAACCCATTTACATAAATCGGTTCATTCCCTAATTGGTCTTTTGTAAAATCCCCTATTTGTAGGCAGTCGTCTTCCAGTATCAAAACATTATTTATCTTTTCACTAACTATTTTATCCAATAAACAAACATACGAAGTAAAACAACCTAATTTTCCATTTCGTGCTTTTTCCTGAATGTTTGTCCCGTATTTCATTTTGTCTTTTACCCAATCCGGACATTCATCCGCAGTCTTTCCAGTAAATAGATTATAGACATAGTTTAATCGGTCTTGTCGTTGTTTTCCAAGTTCATTATCCATAGATATAACAAAACGGCATATTCCATTTTTATCACATAGGTATTCCGTAGATTGTGGTTTGAAGGGTAATCGTTTTAATCTTATACTCGTGTTTCCATTTTTCTTTATTTTCACACCAGCAACATAGTCAGGGTATTTTTCTTTTAAATAATTTGCCGTGTATTGCTCGGTTAAAGATGTTCTACCTTGATATCCACCTTGTTTAGCATAGTATTCAACTTTTGCCGAGTATCGGTTGAAACGGACAATACCCCCTCGTGATTTGAAATTTAGAACGCATTTTTCAGCATCGGTACATTCACCTATAAAGATTTCTCCGTTAGGTAATTCAACCGGTATTTCTGTTAATTTAACTTCCTTGTTGTTTATACAAATACTTACTGGGTCCATAACGAGGGTCAATCCTAATTCTACTGGTTTTTTGCCTTTCATAAAATATGGATTAGGTACAGGATAAAATCCCCCATAGGTTAGGTTGTGGTTTTGTAATGTTTTAATAAGTTTATCTAATACTGATTTTAAATCTTCTACCTCTTGAAGTTTATTATCTACTAACTCGTAAAATCCGTGTATGTCATCGTTCATATACAGGTATATCTCACCTTCTTTGAAATAACTAACTATGAAATTATCAATTCCAGCAATCCCTTTTGATCCTAAAATCACTTTACATTTAGGGTATGCTTCGGTGTATTCATGAAGGTCTTTCTCGGTGGATACGAATATATGGACTTGTGATTCGTCTAATCCATATTTTAGAATGATTTTGGAATAAGTTAACTTAAATAACTTCTTAACCCTATCCATTGATTTAATAACAATTTTAAAATTCATATTAGTATAGTGCGAGAAATTAATCTTCTAACCTTTCTTTAAATTCGTTTTGACTAACTTTTTCTAAAAGTTCTCGTATTAGGTCTAATGGAATTCTATATCTTTCTAATCTATTACTACCACCCCCAACTGAATTAGTATTTTTTAAATGTTTAGTCCATTTTTTATCCCGTGCTATTTTTCTTTTTTGTTTCGTATCACATAAGACGATATTTCCGTTTTCATCTTTAAAATACCCCTTATTAAAAACACTTGTTTTATGTTTTTTAGTATCCATATTTTCGCAGTCATTTTTACAAATTTTAGGGGTTATAGGGATATTAGTCAAGAATATCGTAGGTTTCTTATATCCAAATTTACTATATTTACAATAGTCAAAAAGTAGATATTGATTATCGTTAAATTGTGGATATGTCTGTTTTATATATTTCCACATTTTACTCGTTTTTGGATTTTCTACCCAAAAATATTTAGGTTTAAAATACTCTATAATTTCAAAAACCTTATCTACTAATGGTTTTCCGTATGTGTCTATATCTCTTTGTAATGTTTCTTTTGATACGATTTCCGTTGAATTTTTAAACTTTCTACCAATCCAACAATTTCTAATAACAGACCACATACAACACACTGGACTTGCTGTTATAATATCAAAATCACCAACATTAAACTCCTTATAATCCCAAGTCAATATATCTTTTTTAATATGAAAGGGTGATGTATAATCTTTATAGATTTTAGAATTTTCTCCTAAATCTCTATCAAGAGATACAATATCATAACCGAATTCCTTTGCTACTACACCGATAGAATGAGTACCACTGAATAACTCTAATATACGCATTATAATAAAACGAGATAATAATTTGTATAATCTTATCTCGTTTTAATTCGTTCTTTAAATGTGTTTTGATTCACTTTTACAAAAGTGTTTATAGATATACCGAGATTATAATTTAATAAATGAAACCACAAAACGGACGAACGTGTGAAGTATGTACCTTATATGTTAGTAAGGATATAAAACTCTATAACGTTCATCTACAAAGTCAAAGGTGTAGAGTGTGGAAAAAGAAATTCCATTCAACACGGAAACGGAATCCACATTTTGTAGGATATAGTAAGTTATTGCCTCCTGAAAATGATAAAAATATATGGATACGTTATAACGATATTCAAAATAAGGAAATATATAATGCTGTTAAGACTTTTCAAAAAAATCAGTCAAAACAAATTAAATAAATTTGATTAATATGTTTAGTTTTATTTTTACTTAAAGATAAAACTAACTATATAATATATAAATATGGAGCAGTTTAATAATACTTTAACAAGTCGTGGATTAAAACCCAGTTCAATTAAAACATACAACTCTAATTTAAATAAATTAATTAAAGACGTTGGTTTTACATTTACTGGTCCGGATTCAATTAAGTCTAATTTAGATAAAATTTTAGAGTTGATTGAAACCAAAAAAACAAGTGTTAAGAAAAATTATTTAGCGGTGTTGTTGGTTATTCTTTCACCTAAAAAGAAGTTTCCACTACCGGAATACAAGAAAGAATATGATTTATTAAACACGATGATTATTAATCTAAATAATGAGTATTCCAAAACGTTAAAGGATAAGCAGTTAAAACCTGCTGATTTACAAAATGTTATTTCGTTAGAGGAAGTTACACAACAGCGGGATAATCAAACTGCGTTAATTTTAACGAGATTTAAAAAAAACCATAAACTAAATGATAGTGATTTAAGAGTGATACAGGATATTTTCATATTCGGTTTATACACGTATCTACCACCACGCAGGTTAATTTATGCCTCTTGTTTAAAAATGGAACAAGAAGATTACAAAAAATTAACAGACTACTCAAAAGATAATAATGTAATTTTAGTTCATACAAAAGCGAAAGTTCCTAAATTTATTCATTTTGGACGGAACGCAACAAAAAGCAAAACAGACGACCACGTAATCGTACCAATCACGAACCCGCAACATAAAAAATTATGTAAGTTGTGGTTGTCGGTGAATACTACACCACATTTACTATTACAAACGGATATGAAAACTAAACTAACGGAAAACGGACTATCCAAGAGATTTAAATCAATCTTCAATCTATTATTTAAAAAGGATATTGGAATTGTATTGTTTAGAAAGTTATTCATTAGTCAAACGATCACGGCAGATTTGTCGGTAGAACAGCAGGAGTTAATTGCGAAACAGATGGGTCATACAACCGGAGTTCAAATGTCTGTCTATCATAAGGAACTACCAAAGGAGAAGACGGAAAAGAAGATTAAATTTAAAATCAAAAAGTAATTGATTAACTAACTCATTATTTTTTTAACATTATATTATTATAATGCTAAAAAAAGTCGGTGTAAAGTGTACCTGCGGTTCAGTTGTTGCTGGTGAATATTTAGAAAAACATCAACAGACAAGATTACATTTTAGACGATTAGAACGGAAGACGAATGATGTGTTTAAAAGAGTTGTAGGCGTTCAAAAAGTTTATTTTTAATATAAACCTATTATATAGAATGATTACATACGAAAACGGATTTATTTATAAAATAGAACATATAGACAATCCTACTATAAAATATATAGGTTCAACACACGATTTTAGAAAACGATGCGAATCACATTACAATACTAACATTCTAACGAACAGAAGGAAATTATACCGAACCATAACGGAATGTGGTGGGTGGGAACAATTTAAAATTCAAATAATAGATTTATACCATAATATAAATAGAAGTCAATTGTTAAAAATTGAGGGGATTTATCAAAAGCAATTTAAATCTCCTTTGAATATGAGGGTCGCCGGTCGTTCTAACCAGGAATATGTTAATGATAATATCGAATATTTACGAAAACATAGAAATCGTGAAATCGTTTGTGAGTGTGGAGTTGTATCACGTTATAAGAATTTAAGTCGGCATAGAAGAAGTAAAAATCACAGCACAAGAATGACTGAACTATTGACTGATGGTTTGTAAAAATCCGTAATCTTTGTTAGTTTTGTTTTTGGTTTTGGTTTTTGTTTTTTCATAGTTATATAAAGTTGGTGTTTTTTGGTTTTAAGGTGTTGAGATTTATGACCGGTCGTATATTTACCACCACAGATACAGGTATGTTTTTGATTTTTGTATTCATTTATTTTATCTCGATTGTCGATATAATATTGTGATTTTCGTTCTTTTATACTCTCTTTATTCTCAAGATAATATTGCTTACTAATTTCATTTAATCTATCACTATTATCCATTCTATATTCCTTTCTGCTTCTACCTGCTATATTTTTATTCACACATTCCATTTTTCTAATGTATTGTCCTTCCACAGCATCTAACTCGGTTTTAGAATTACAAGGATTTAAAATGACTAACTCGATATAAGCATCGTCATATTTTAAAATTTCAAAACTGCTAACAAAATTACCAGTTCCTTTTTTATAACATTTGAAATCCTTGCGATGACCTTTCATTCTATCTGCTAATGTTTGAGTTGTGCTACCAACATATACATTATCAGTTTGATAAGACCTAATAGTATAGATTTTCCCGTTTAAATAGTTAGGCATTCTATATTGTTATAGTGTGGTGTTTTTAAGTGTTTAAAGGTTCTTTAAATAATCTATCTAACTTCTCTAATGGATAGACTTAACGATACATTTTCATTATTCAAATCCAGTAAATTTCCCGATTGGTCGGTTATACTAAAACGGATAGTGTTTATATGACCGGCAACCGATACTGGTAAATATAACGGAAAGGCAATAGTTTCCGCTATGTTACTTCCAGGACCTACCTTTGGAGTTATAAAGTGTAAAGCAGTGGTACTGCTATTATTCGTTATATTTTTAGAAGCATCCAATATAGAACAATTGATTAACAACGCATCAACCGAGTTAGAAATGTTCGCCGGACTCTGTCCTGATGTAATTCCAACTACATTATAAAGTAATGGGTCTAAACCAAATAATTTATTAAACGTATTAGCAATTGTAAAATCAACACTAAAACCAGTTTCCAATTCCAAATCTACCCGTAGAGTATTATAATTACCAGTAAATTTTATACCAGTTGGACTATCACTAATAGGAATTTGAGTTTTAATATAGTTGGAGAGATCACTCACGCCGTAATTACCATTAGGTATGGTTATAGTCTGTGTTCCAGTTGGACTTGTAAATTTAAATTGATTGTTTGAATTAGTAATATTATACCACGAGTACCATAATGAATATGAGAGCAAAGCACAACTATAACGCTTATCAGGATTTAAATTTAATTTATCAGTTCGAAAAGTAAAATCATGGGTTGTATTTACATTTTCCAATCCATTAGTAGAAACATTTAACAAAATTGAATCGGTCATTATAATATAGTATTATAATAAAATGTTGAATGATATTTTATTTCCAATCCACTCACTATCTAATATAGATATAGAACAGATATTAGATATTTATAAAGTGAAAGGTAAAGTGATAGCACGTGATATGATTCCTAAAAAAATTCCAATTAATAGTTGTTTAGTAATTAACCTTGACGATTCGTCCGGTGGTGGTACACACTGGGTTTGTTTATGTAATAGTAAGAAATCAAAACGAATTTTATATTATGACCCCTTTGGAATAGACTATCCACCACAGGAAGTTTTAGAAATGAAAACTAAAAAGGGTATAGTTGCGAACAACTCACAACACCAGCACATAGATAGTATTTTATGTGGATACTATTGTTTAAAAGTAATAAAATCAATATTCGTGGATGAAATGAATTATTTGGATACGATGCGACAATTTACCGACAATCCTTCTTTTCATAATAAGGATATAGCGGATAATTTGGAACTTTAAAAAAAGTCCATAAATATAAAATATTATTATAAGTTATAATGAATAATACAACTTCAATTGGAATGGATAGTGGTAATGCTATAAATTTGATGGGAACTAATTATGATTTAGAACTCGTATCTGTTATAGAGGGTGCTGCGAGTTTTGTTGCTACAATGATTATTCTATTTCGTGTTATGGACTTTGGTTCATTTTTTAAATCCATACGTGATAGAAGACAAAAACAAAGAAAAGAGCGTGAATTAAAAGAAATGGAACGAGTTAGGAAAATTATAAACTCGGTAAAAAACCACGAAGATGTAAATCTAAATGATTTATTGAGTGATGATAATGAAGATACGGAACAACCTAATGATGCCGGTGTGATGCGGATTGCTCGTAAGAAGCAACCTAATAATAATGTCGTATGAACTACACAAATTAACAGGGATTTACTATTTTTAGATAGTATGCGGTTTATGAGATAAAAAACAAAATATTCATTATTAATATTTTGTTTTTTTATAATATAATGCGAACTAATTATTACAAAAATAATGAATCACGCTATTTGTCCGGAACTGGGAAAAAATACAAAATTGTAACACACGGAGAAGGATTAGGAGACATCTATAAATGGGGTTCTAAAACTATTAAAAAACTAATGGGAAATAAATCACTTCAAAAAATAGGTAATTTTCTTTTAGACCAAGCGAAACAAAGTGGAGAAGTACTTTTAAAAGAGGCAAAAACGCAAGGAAAACGAGTATTACGTGAAAGTGGTAAGGAACTCGCTGATATTGCTGTTTCAAGTGCTAAAACTTTATTAGACGATATAGCAGAAGGTAAAAATGTAGAACAAAGTATAAAAACAAACGTTAGAAAAACCAAAGAACGAGTAGGGACAAAAGTTAAAGAACTATCCAAGAAAGAACAGCAGATTGCTAAACGTAGAGCAAGGGAGATTTTAGAAAGTGAAAGAAGACGTTTAACAGGTGAAGCAAAAAAACTTATAGAAGAAGAAACAGAAGAACGTTCCATTTTTGATTTATTAGATAATTTTGAAGGTGATGGACTAACTCGTATAGGAATGACACGACGAGGTAAAGGATTACGGCAGGTTGGAACTGGGAAAAAACGTGGTCGTCCTCGTAAAAAAAAATAATAAAATAAATTTATTTTAAAATTTATTTGTATTACTATATTATAATGTCTGTTGTTCCACAAGAATTCAAAATTGATGCCCGTCCTGTGAAATTACTAACTAGTGCCGAGTATCAAATGGCGGAAGTTCGTGCCGACGATACTGAAACTAAAAATCTAACTAATATTCGTATCCAATTAAAAGATGTATCCACTTTTACTAATTTATATCATGGATATTTAGAACTGCGACTCCGTCTTCGTCGAGATGGTGTATCACCGGAAGCACCTTTTGCTGCTAATGCTAATGCTGCTATTGTAAATGGGGCGAATTCGTTATTTAGTCGTTGCGTCCTACGAGTTCAAAACCAAATTGTAGAAACTCTTGACGAGCAACACTTAACTTATATGATTAAATCACTTTTACATTATAGCGAGGATTTTGCTCGTTCCTCCGGTTCAAATGAATTTTATTTTAAAGATACTGGTGATTTAGGAGCAAGTGCCAATTCTATTAGAGAACTTGATATTACATTTGTGAATGCCGGTACTCCTGGTGATGGTATTCAAGCGGTTGCTTCTAATCCATTATACAATAAGGGTTTTGTTGAACGCAAGGCACGGACAAATTCCTCTGATGGAGTTGCGTTTAAAACGATTACTTGTATAATTCCCCTTGCTTCTCTGTTCGGTTTTTGTTCTATTGACCGAGTAATGAGTGGAAACCAAATTGCGATTGAACTAACTAAATCCGGTCAAGAACATCATATCCATAGTTCCGCTGGGAATGGTTTTGTTGCTCTCGATAAAGTTTCTATGTGGTTGCCGAGGATATTACCGAATACTGAAGTTGAACTCGGTCTTAAATCAGCACTTGGTGGTGGTGTAGTGAGTGATTATCATTTCCCAACCTATAACTCTTATGTGAGTTCCAATCTACCCAGCAACGCTGGTTCAAATGTATACAAGGTTTTAACTCAAAGCGAGAAAATTCTCCACGCCTTCGTTATGCTTCGTAAATCCATAGCAACACAAGCAGATATTAAATGTTTAACTCGTGATGAAATTTCCACCTTAGAAGTTCGTCTCAACGGAAAAACGTATCCGTCACGTAGGTACGATAATTTAAAAACGGAAGAGGGCAAAGCAAGAGCATACTACGAACTACTTAATTATATGAATCGTGGTGATGATTTCTCCTCAGGTATACAATTATCTTTTGAAGAGTTTAAAACTCGTTCTATTTATTCTTTTGATTTATCTAACCAACCTGAAAATTGGAGTAAATCACCCTCTACATTAGAAGTAGTAGGTTCTCTTGAAGCGTCTAACAACGCAGAAGACCGCCAGTGGGTAGTGTGTGTTGTTAGTGAAAGAGGAGTACAGATTTCGTATAGCGGTTCCCAACCTGTTGTTTCTATTATGTAAAACTTTTCAAAAAAGTTAGTCAAAACGAATTAGGAAATACATAAACATATAGGAATATAAACCAGTGTATAGAACCGATATGTGCGTTTTGTTTTAATTAAAGAAATGATGTTATAGATTAGTAATGATACGAGCAGAAGACGATTATTATAAAAATTTAGTAAAGGAATATGAGATGAAAGAAAAGAAAAAAAGAGAAACATTTAAGAAATGGAGAATAAAGAATTTAGAAAAACACCGAGCATATATGCGAGATTATCACCGCAGGGGTAAAATTCCACCGATACAAAACACAACAGAGAAATCAACCACTTTTAAAAAAGTGAATCAAAACACATTTGTAAAAGTTAATATACGGACATTATTAACATTTGATTAAGAGATTTTAATATATTCTTTATAATATGGTTAAATACTATAAAGACTATAACGAGTATAAACACGTTGGGTTTAGAAAATCCACGAGAAATGGAAAGAAGTATGATGCTATATTAGAACATAAGAAAACGAAAGTTAAAAAATACATACCTTTTGGTGCGATTCCATACCAGCAATATAAGGATAGTACAGGACTAAACCTATATAGTGATTTAGATCATTTAGACGATAAACGACGGAAATTATATAGAGCAAGGCACGGGGCAAGGGGTTATGAAAAGGTGAAATACTCCCCAGCATATTTCAGTTTTAATTTTTTATGGTAATACAAACTTCTTAATAAAATATCTATGTTAATATAATGAATAACGAGTTAGAAGATTTATTTAATGTAGTTAGGACTTATAAGATTAGGTCAAACACTCACCGACCGAATGTAAGTGGATTGAAAGAGATTAGACAATATGGAAAATATATAGGAACTGATAAATGGTGTCATGTAGGAAATCCAATTAAGTCACAGAACTTCGGTTTAGTTCGTAAATTTAAAAAAGCAGGACTTCACGCAAGTAATAACAATACACATTATCCGGAAATATACGAAGCACTACAAAAGATTATTAAGATATTAGACCCATTTTTTAAATATCAAACTATAACGATTAACAAGAATGTAAAAGCACTTCCGCATAGAGTTAGGAACAATTCAGGGACATCATTAATAATTGGATTTGGGGACTATACAGGTGGTGGATTGTACGTAGAACAAAACGACGGAAATTTTAAACTACATGATATAAATAGGACACCTTTATATTTTG